CGGAGTTAATCACCCGATTGAGGAGCGCCAAGCCGTGGTTGTTCGTCGCTCCATCATCCTCCAGCATCGCCAAGGTTCCGCTATCGAGCCCGGCCCGCCAAAAGCTCGCGAAAGATATGTCAGATGAGGAGTATCGGATTGCCCGGGCAAGTCTCATCAAACGTACCGCACTCTGAACAAGAAATTGAGTTTGTTATCAAACACCAGATCATTTCCTTGACCAAAGGTTAAGCTTTAATGGGCATCCAAAATTTTCCGACCGTTCTCCAGCCTATCATTCAACAGGGATTCCTGGAGCGAGAATTCGAGCAGGCCCTCGTGTCACGCCTCGGGTACCGAGCATGCGCGGATCGTGAGCAGATCGCAGTCGGGATTGGCGAAACGCTAACCAAGACGCGCGCCGGCCTTAAACCGACGGTCACCGTTCCAATCGCTCCAGCCACGAATACCAATCTCGACAACGGCCTTATACCGGGAAACTGGGGGGTGGAACAGTTCACCATCACGGTCAATCACTACGCGGCTACAGCGGACCTCAACATGGTTACCTCAAGGGTAGGCATCGCTTCACAGTTCCTGCAGAATGCACATACCAACGGTGAGCAGGCCGCGCGAAGCCTTGATGAGCTCGCACGAAACGCACTCTATTCCGCTTATTTTGGTGGCAATACGAGAGTGAGAGTGACTCTTGGGAGCGCGGGAACTTCGGTCTCCGTGGATGACCTTCGCGGGTTCCAGGTCGCATTTGTCAACGGCGTTCAGCTGTCCGTGAGCGTGTCAAATCCCCTGACTGTCACCATTGGCGCGAATGTCTATACCACGGTGGGTGCAACGCCGGACGGGACCAACGTGTCAACGACGTGGGGGGGGATTTCCGGCGTATTGGCGCTTTCTGGCAGCGTGTCCGTCTCGGACGGTACCGTGGGCAACACCGTCCTGTCCGCGACGGCATCCTCGATTATGCGCCCTTCCGGCCGTGGGAATGTGTCACTACTCGTCGCCAGCGATACGCTGACCATGTCATGCCTTTTGGATTCAGTCGCACGCCTCCGCGTCAACGCCGTTCCAGAGATCAATGGTGCCTATAACTGCTACCTGGATCCTGTCTCCGCGCGCCAATTATTTTCCGACCCAGACTTCAAGCTTTTGTTTCAGGGTGCTACGTCGGCGAACCAGGTCTTCAGGAAGGGTATGACGAATGACTTTCTGGGCCTGCGGTTCATGCCGACCACAGAGGTATTTGTTCAACCGCATCCTTCGTTACCGAATGTAATGATCCGGCGGCCAATCATCTGTGGCGCAGGTGCGCTAATAGAAGGTGACTTCGCCGGAATGGCAGCCGATGACGTCGCGCCATCAGATTCGATTGTTACGATGGTAGATGGCGTGGCCATGGTAACCAGGGAACCGATCGATCGGCTACAGCAAATTATCGCGCAGTCATGGTATTGGATGGGTGGATTTTGTGCCCCCTCTGATACAACGACAAATCCAACGACCGTGCCGACCGCGACAAATGGATCTTACAAACGTGCGGTCATCGTTGAGCATGTAGGCTAAATCGGGAGGTATCGGATTTTGTCAACAGGATCGAGTGCTCTATTTCAACCAGCGGCTATTGGAACAATGGGTTCAGGCACAGTTTCAACCAGCGTTCAACCTGCCGGAAGTGGCGTATCCTTTCTGATCACCAACTCGACTGCATCGCTGGCCGATGTCAGATTTAGGCCCGGCTTCACGGTGCAAACAGAAATTCCTAGTTTACCGGAAGCGATGGGGGATACGTCTGTTCAACCCTATAGCAAGATCTTACTCCGCTGCGGTCCACTGGTGTCATACTGTGCGGCGGTTCTTGGTTTCGGTAGCGGATCGGCGAGGTTTAGCCGCGGCGGCGGAACAGTTACGTGACGGTCCTGACCGACAGTGAAAAGATCGATACGCGACGGCATTGCGGATATCCAGCCTACGGTGGGACCTCGAGCGGCTTTTCATCCTGGCGTTTTTACCAGGTCTATGGGTTACTGGAATATCGAATCAATAACCTCGCGGACGGCGAAGTGGGCGTCCTCCGGACCTACCTGGGGACGCTTGCTAACCTGGAAGCCGCGATCCCGGGTGCCTCAGAAAATCTTGACACTGACCAAGCAGCCGTCTGGTCCAGGAATCAAAATGAGTGTCGAGATCGTGAGCGGCTTTACGACAGTTGGCGAACACGTCTCTGTGGATTTCTTGGAATTCCGCCTGGGCCAGGACTTCATTCCGTTACATTGAATTTGATTGTTTGACATGGACGCTGACTATCTACAGGATCGTCTGTATTGGGGGCTCAACCGAACAGCGAATATATTGGGCCGCACAACCGACGCGTATAGAGCCTGCGGTGTCACGGACCCACTTGATCGGTCAAACAGATACCTCCAGTTGCGTGCCGCATTTAGCCGGGCAGATGGCAACTTCACACAGCCTGTCGGCTATGACGTCCCGGTGTGGCGGGGCCATTTCGACGCGTCCTACACCCAGGTGGGCGACTATCTGGTGCACGGATCTGAGGTCTGGTTCATCGCCGCACAACACAGTCTATTGCCCATACTGTGCGTCAAAACCAATCGGATCATATCCATAACACGCCTGACGACCCCATACACGGAGCCTTCGACCATTCCCTCGAACGCGAGTGCTACGATCAACGTGATCTCAGACTGGCCGGCCAGTTTGCTTGGGATAGGCGCTCAGGGGAAAACCCCTACCCGACTTCCCGGTGACACAGCCATACCTAATGTGACCGCGCTCTTGCCATCCACTCACGGGCAAATATTGCAGCCAACGGACATCGTTACCGACGAGCACGGTACGACCGGGACAATCGTCGCCGCCGAACTCAGTGACCTGGGTTGGCGGCTTAATATTCGTCACGTCACAACCTGATGGCCGATCTATCAGATGTGGAAAATGCAATCGTTACTGAAATTATCGGAGCGTTATATCCGCTTGGAACGTCTGGATCCAGTATTGTTGGAACCACCTGCCGTGTCTATCGAGGGTGGCCATCGCCAACTGCTTTGAACTCTGACCTTACCGCCGGTATCGTGAACGTTACCGTTTTCCCGGCGACGAAATCCGACGACGTGCCTGATCCCTATCTCGATAGGTCATATGCCAGAATCTCCTCCATCGGGCTAACAGCGACGGTGACAGGACAAAGTGTCACGTTCGCGGGGCTCGCGGAACAAGGGCAGGTGATTGGGTTGTTGGTCGATGGAATGCCGCTTTCCTACCGTATTGTGAAAGGTGACACCATTGAGAGTATCGTGGCTAATCTCGCGACATTGATCAGTTTCGATCGAATTGCTATCTCGTCTGGTTCAACGCTTGCTATCCCGGGCAACCGAACTCTGATTGCCCGCGTTGCGTCGACCGCCACTGTAACGCGGGGACTGCGTCGCCAACGCAGAGAGATCCAGATCAACTGTTGGTGCCCCTCTTCGTCGCTTCGCGATTTGGTGTGCAAAAACGTGGATATAAGCCTGACAGCGTCGCCTTTTATCGACCTCACGGACGAAACAAGAGCGCACGTTCATTATGTTTCGACACAGATTTACGATCAATCACAAGGCGCGCTTCTCTACAGGCGGGATCTTTGCTACAGCTGTGAATTTACCATGACAACCAGCACCACCGTTCCAGTCATGTTGTTTGGGGATATTTTCGACAATGGCGGCAACTCATACGTGTGACCGCCTTGATTGGAGAGACCGGTGGCCATCAAGCAACACCGGATTGGCAATTCGTGCGAAGACCGAGCTAGCGAAAGCGAGTAATCGCCATTGATCCGGCAATAATGCTTTGGACCTACTCGCAAGGCGATGAAAATTCCCGTCCAAGTAGTTGAACCGGGTCCCTCCGCACCAATGAAGTGACGCATCTACCCCCGGAAGTTCAGATCTGAGGCTGCGGATGGATCATCTCGCTCGTGCCTAGGCCAGCCACCAAGAGCCAACGTCTGAAGCAAGGCGCGGTCGAGACCACGCGGCGTGGGATAGTCTATCTCTTCGATAGCGGCCCGCCGGCGTAACCTGGCTCAGCGCAGGCGAGAAAACCACGGGCCGACATCACATCGGAATGCCCGGCCTACATGCGCCGGAATACGCGGCCACGGGTATCAGATACTGTCGTCGTCGGTCGTTCCGGCCGCGGCCCCGGTTGGCCCTCCATGCCTCCATGAGCAACATGGCCAGCATCACGCCCAACTCGCGCCCCTGGGCGGGCTTCATTCCCCGAAGCTTCACCGAGGCGAGCACCAATTCGGGCCAGCAATTTCTCCCGACAGCGGGAATGATCAGCAGCATTGCGTAGGTCGGTCAGCGCAGATGGCACAACACAGCGGCCTGGATCTCCATCCCGACGCAGACGACCGGACCAGCGTCCAAGCCGCGAGGACCATGACCACGCCTGGTACCCAGAATCGCAGAAGCGACGGGACCGACGATGCCGACAGGCCATTGACGGGATTCGCGAATTTCGTCCGCCGCGTGACTCGCGCTGCAGTGAAAGTGGGTACTAGCGTGGCCTCCGCATGGACTACGTCGCCATCGACTCATCGCACTTTATATCAAGCGCAGACTCGACGGTCATGAAAGCGGTGCCTGCGCGCCGCGGGACAGGACGTGAGCCTAAAAAGGTGGACCGGACGGTTCGGTACCTCCGGAGCGCGATGTGGATCGATGGCGTTTCGATGTCGAGCGGCTATTCGACCGCGCCATCAGACGGTATTCGATCCCGCCCGATAACTGGGTCAAGGGTCGGTTCGACGCGCACGGGCGCATCACCACTGCATGTGTGACAATGCTTGCGGATATCACTTTGATCGTCGCGCGCATCGACACGATCAGCGACGCCCTTGCCACCTTGCCAAATCCCCCTGCGGAGATGTTTTGAGAAAACGGACGGGAGCGTTGCGCTGCCTCATCGATGGTGCAGGGAGGCCCTTGCCGCGATGTGGCTAAGGTTCGCGGCATGACGGTCGCTAGTCGATCCGAACTGTGTTGAGCAAGGGCTCTTGTTGCCGATCCTGCTCTACTGTGTCGATCCATTTGGCCAGCCTATTTTGCGCCCGCCGCGCGAGGGATCAGAAACAGAGGGGTTCCTCCCCACAGACCGCGTACAAGAGCTTTCTGCTCGCCATTCTGGAGATCAGGGAGTCCTCGATGCACGGACGATTATTCGAGACAAAGGGTCAACGCCGATAGCCGTCGGCTCGTTACATCGGCTGCGATCAATTTCGCTGTGAGTCTGTTTATACCACGTTGAAGCACGTATTACCAATTCAACCACCATCACACAAAATCACGGATATCGAGGTTCAATACCAAATGCCAATAATTCAAGCCGGTGCGATCAATAATACGGCACTGATCGTACCGGATTTGTACGTGGAAATCGTACCCCCACAGAATTTGACCTTGAATGGTGTCCCAACTAATGTAATCGGTATAGTTGGTACAACAACCTGGGGGCCAATAGGCACGCCGGTCATTATGGGGTCCATGTTGGATTATTATACCAATTTCGGCCCGATCGCGCCCCGTAAATACGATATGGGCACACAATTGGCCACGGCTGTACTACAAGGAGCACAAGACTTTCGGGGAGTCCGGGTTACCGATGGAACCGACACATTTGCGTCCGCGAACGTACCTGGTACTGCGCTTACAGTAACCGCGCTTTACACTGGTTCGGTCGGAAACCAAATAACGGTGACCATTCAGCCTGGCTCACGTCAAGCAAGTTGGATGCTGACTGCCAGCCTACCCGGACTTCAACCAGAAGTATTTGACAACATAGCCGGAAGTACCACTACATTCTGGCTCTCGCTTGCGAGTGCTGTGAATACTGGCGCCGGCGTGCAACGCTCGGCCTCTCGCCTGATTACCGTGCAGCCGAACGGAAATACAAGTACACCTGTGAACTGCTCATTAACCCTTGGTACTGCCACTATGGGATCTGATGGGGCTGTGGGCGTCACGCCCACGCAGTTGGTCGGGCAAGATGACGCGTTCCGGACAGGTATGTACGCTCTCAGAGGGCAGGGATGTGGACTGGCGTTATTGGCAGACGCGGATGACCCCCAAACCTGGTCTGCCCAAGCCAGGTTCAGTCTTGCAGAGGGTATGTATATGATTCTCACGGGACCAGCCGGCGACTCGATCTCTGACGCTATAGCGATCAAGCAATCAGTTGGTCTTGACTGCTATTCTGCCAAGATAATGTTCGGGGATTGGCTTTGGTGGTCGGACCAGGCGAATGGCCTGATTCGCCTGGTGTCTCCACAAGGATTCGCCGCCGGTCGGCTGGCGAATCTTTCACCGGAGCAGTCAAGTCTGAATAAACAGCTCTACGGAATCAGGAAAACCGCAGTCTGGTGAAGCACTTTCATACTCGTCAGCTGACCTGGCCACACTTTTTAGCGCGGGTATCGACGTAATTTCGAATCCTCAGCCAGGCGGATCATTTTGGGGAGTTCGCGGCGGCAAAAATTCGTCATCTGACGTCGCCAGGAATGGGGATAATTATCCAAGACTTACGAATTACATCTCACAGACGCTTTCCGCCGGCATGGGTCAATACGTCGGTCAGGTTATCACAGCCAGCCTGTTCCAGAACATTCGGGGAACTTTGTTATCCTTCCTACAAAATATGGTGAACCAAGGGCTACTCGGCAGCGCGGACGGATCGCTGCCGTACAGTGTGATTTGCGACACCTCAAACAATCCGGTTAGTATGACGGGACTCGGTTACGTCCAAGCCAATGTACAAATCCAATATCAATCGATAAACGAGATTTTCATTATAAGCCTTGAGGGTGGACAGACGGTGCAAATCGCAATGCAAACGCTACCAGGCGGTCAGCCCGGTCGATAGGAGAACGATGATGGCAATTTCGGTGTTTTCAGTTGGGCGAGATACTCAGTTGGTCGTGATTGGCCCCTCAGGGACGATAAACCTTGCTCACGTAACCGCGTTTGATAGCCGTCAGGTTACACAATCGATTCGAGTCAACCGCTTGGACGGGAACCAAATAGGAATGGAGTTGCCCAAAGGCTGGGAAGGAGGCTTCGAGTTGGAGCGTGGAGATTCGGTAATTGAAGACTTTATCGCTGCTGCGGAGCAGAATTACTTTAACGGGTCCATGAGCGTAGCAAGCTCAATGTATCAATACGTGTCAGAAGTTGACGGATCTACATCGACCTATCAGTACGATTCAGTTGTTTTTCGCCTATCCAACGCGGGCCAGTGGAAGGGCGATGCTGCAGTCAGACAAAAATTGGAATTCTTTGCTTCACGGAGAAGGCGCATTTGACAACTCCAACGGGCCAAATCATCGCCAGTGCCCACCATATATTTGAGATTCTTGATTCTCTTGGCCGAAATCTCAAGGTTCGACGTATCAACGCCCTGGATCGCCTTCGTCTACTTAAGGCCGCCGGGCCTGAGCTTTCCAAAAATGATGCGTGGCTTGATATGGCCGCCTTAGCACTATCGGTTGTCGAGATAGATGGGACTCCTCGCCCAACGCCCACAAATGAGCGACAAATAGAAACTGCCATATTAGAACTGGGTGATCATGGCCTTCAGGCGGCCGCTGAGACTCTGAACCAAAATGACGATGCAATGTTCCTGTTCGACAGTTCTCCCGGGGGAAACGTCGTGGGCACGCCGAGCTGACTGCATGCCTTTACCTCATCCGGAACGGCGTGCCCTTCGACATTGCATTCTCGCTATCAGAACAGGACCGGTGGCACTTCTGTCATTCTCTACAAGAACTTGATCAGATCAAGTAATATAGCTCATTGGCAGTAGTTGATTACCTCGGGTCATTTGTTGCGCCTGGTGATGTGATCAGTCCACGACGCAGCCGACCGATGCGACGACATCGGGAAACGCTTGACATACGCATTCCGTTCGACCACGAGCGTCGATTCCGGTGATCATGAAAACCCGCGCGATCCAGCCTGAGCAGGTGCTGGCGAGCGGCATGCGACCATGTTGGTTCGTTACGACTGACTGTTGTCCCGTCTCATCTTTCCCGTTCGGTCGTCAAGCAATGTCAGCGCCACGCGTCACATTTTCTCGTGCGGCACCAGACCTGTTCGGTACGATCGGATATCAATCACGACCGGCGCCGAGCGGCGGAATGACCACCTGGAGTTCTGTCAGGTCGAGTTCTTCGATGCCCCTCAGAGCGTCGGCGGTGCGACAGGGGCCGCGTGATCGATTTTGTGGCGCGCGGTAGCGTGCCTGTCGTTCGGCGCTGCTGAGAGTGGTCTCGCCTTCGGGTTGGCGGCCTCTTGGCGTGGCCTGTTTTCCGTTACTGTAACGCAGATCAAGGAGTTGGACGCGGCTCATGTGTCCGCCTCGAGCGGGCGTATTTTCATCCGGCAGCGGCATGCCTGACGCTTTCAGCCGACGTACTGACGGCCTACCGCTTGCGCGGGCTGGGGCCCATCAGTTCAATGCGATGGGCGCGGTGGACGCCGCGATCCAGGATCGCCTCACCGATGGTTGGGTCACCCATGAGTTCATGCCAGCGCGACATAGGAATCTGGCTGGTCACCAGCAGCGACTCCTTCTCGTAGTGGTCATCGACGATCTCCAGCGGGTCGCGGCGCTGCTCGGTGGTCAGCGGGTCCGACCCCCAATCGTCGATGATCAGCAGCAGGGTGCGTTCCAACATTGCCAGCTTCCGCAGCAGGTGGCCCTCACCGCGGGTGGTGGCGAGTACGGCGAACGGGCGCGGCGCGCGCCGGTAGAGTACGGAGAAGCCGTCCCGGCAGGCTTTGTGCCCGAGCGCGTACGCGAGCCAGGATTTGCCGACACCGGTCGGGGCGCTAATCACCAAATGCTGACTGTGTGGCCGGCGAGGTCGACGAAGACACGTTCTCCCGCCGTATGCACCTGGCGCAGCGTCCACTTCAGCCGCCTGGCCCATTCGCGGTACAGGTCGCAGAACCACGGGTAGCCAAAGCCGTCCTGGCCGCCGGTTCCGCCTCGGTACTCTTCCCAGAGCAACGCCAGCGTCACGTTAGGTCACCCTCGATCATGCGTTCCGTGAAAACCTGGAGCGCTTAGTCAAAAACCGCCAATACCGCCTGCCAAACCAACCGCCACATAGATCAACCCGCCCACGCCGAAAAGTGCCGCCTGAAAGATGACCTGGCTTGCTGAGGTTATCGAACAGGCCTCTGCCTTCCTCCGTTCCGGCACCGTGACCGGTATCGACAGTGTCCGCCGCCATTTGCTCCAAGCCTCATGGGCGGGCCCCACTGCATTCCGCTACGTAACGTCACCCGGATCCACGCAGGAACACGGTCCGATCCTCGAACAGCCGTGTCCAAAATTGGGACAACAGTCCATCCCACGGATTGCGAAACCGCTCATTTGAGGACGAATATACGTAACTGCTCAGGTGGACGCTCCTGGATCAGGCGATCTGGGGTTTGGCGACCAGACGCCCGGGAGGGGTGGCCAGGACCTGTAGATATCCCACCCCTGCTTTCTCGCTGTCGAGTGCAGCGAACTGATCACGGCGAAATCCTGGGCACCGTCAACAGACCGGAATCCGCCGGAAATCTTCTGGCGTAATGTCATCGTCCGCCCGTCCTGTTCCGCCAGATTATTGGTGAACGGTACGGCTGGATCGGACGGGAAGCGTAACACATCCGGCTTACGGCCATGGAGCCGAAGCAGAAGATTGTGGCCAAGCCGGCGCGGCACGCGGCCAGAGCCTGCCCCTGCGAAGGCGGGGGCGTTTCCGCGCGGTGGAGATCAGAGCGGGTTGTGCTCAATGGAATGCGAAACTTCCGGTGAGAATGGCCTCATGACATCGTTCGGTCGGAACGATGAACCGGGGGGACAACGTCACACCCTGTTCGCGCGCGAGGTTCACCGCATGACGCGCCCGGCGTAACAAGCGCCGCGTCTTGCGCGCCCAGTCTTGTTTCTGGATCTCGACCAGTGCCTGAAGTTCGCGCGGATGGTACGCATTGCATAACGCGTGCAATACCGCCTTTCAGCGAGTGGTACGGCTTCCAGTGATCGTGCATGACAATGCCGAGAACGTTTTCCAGCAGGCTGCCGCGTTCCGGGGAGACACGGTAAAACGTCAGCCAGATGGTAGAGGCGATGTGCAACCATTGCGTCTTGCCGCCAATCCGGAAGCCGGATTCGTCCCTATGCCTGACCGGTGCCGCCGCCACATGGTCGCACACGGCGGCGGCGAAACCCTGGAAACGCACGGCACAACCACGGGTCATGCCGGCGATGGTCGCCGTCACCAGGTTTATGCCGAACAGATCCGCCATCAACGCGGCAAGCCGCTTCTCGGGCAGCATCTGATAGTGCGGCAGATAGACCACCACCGCGAGGCGCGCCCCATATCGCACCGGCGCGGTCACGTCTTCGGGAAACGCCGCGCGCGTTTCGGCGCCGCAATTCGCGCAACGGCAGGCACGCGCGCGGTGTTCCGTGACAATCAGTGGCTGAGGTTCGGGGAGGTCGAACACCTGTCGCGCGGTATGGCCCGTGGCGATTACTCCGGTCAGGACGCCGCCGCAGCCAGAACAGGTCTAGGGGAAATGGTACGTGATGTCATCGGGGGTTTCGACGCGGCTCAACTTCTTGCCGGGGTGGCCTTTCTGTCCGCCGGTCTTCATGCCCGAGCGTTCGCGAAGGCTATGCACGCGGAATGGTTTCTTCTTCAACCCACCGCTAGATGGCGGCTTGCCGCTGTTGCCGCTGTGCAGTCCAAGCCGACGCTGCAGTTCGGCGTTCCGCGCCTGTAACGCCGCTATCACCGTCCGTTGTTCGACGATATGGATCTGAAGCGCCGCGATCAACGATTCCAACCGCGCCGTGCGGTCCGAGATCGGACCGGCGTTCGCGTGCGAATCAGGTTGCGGTGGCAGCGACAAGGAGAGCTTGACTCTTGCGCGGAGTCGCGTGTCAGCCGCAGGTTAGCGGCTGTCTACCTGGGTAGTTACGAATATACGAGCTTAAATTCCGAACCCGGGTATATCAAAGTCGGTGACACGCTCCTGGCAGCATCACGGCGCGGGAACGGGAACTGACCCGCCCACCGAATG